GGATTGATCATTGGGATCGTCACCATAACTTCCAAAAGACCAGGGCTGTCCTGATCCCGGCGGGGACGTGCCCATCACACGCTGGACCAGGCCGGCCGCACGCAGAAGAAGTTCGTCTGGGAGTCCGAGCGCTGCGCCAGTAGCGCCGTAATTCCGATTTCCAAAATCCTCATACCGCCGATTTTCTCCTTGCAGCTTGTAGTCCCAGGAGCCGCCGGGCCGAACCTTGCCGATAAACCATGGAATATCGCCTCGATGCTTCTTTGCCTCGGCGATGTTCGCGTCAATTGAAGCACCCGGAGGCGAAGGTGGGACCTTCGTGCTTGGCAGGTAAGGCGCCCGAGGGAGGCCGAAGATGTGTCGACCGGCTTCACGACCAACTTCGGACGCGATCCTATTTGGTGTCGGGATCGTCCCCAGAGCACCATCAACCATGCGAGCATACCGGAGCGCGGTCTGGAGTAGATCTTGTCCCGGTGGGGACCGGGAAGTCCCACCGCTGGTCTGTTCGGGCGAGGTCACCCTTTGCGGCGGTTGGGGGGCCCGGTGTGGGCTCGCCGGCGTTCGCCAGCCTCCCGATTCAGGCGGCGCCGGCCCGGCCATAGACGGCGGCATTGGGCCGCCCACGCCTTCGTTCAGATGAACAGTCGGCCCCTGCTCGGCCGGCTTCATCAACCCGGCTCTATGGTTCCAGAAGGCGTCTAGTTCTTCCGGCCGATTGGGCGGCGGGATCGTCAGCCATTGCGGCGCACCTCGGCCTGACTGTTGCGTCACGGCTCGTCTCCATCAAAAAAAGCCGCCCGGTCAGGGCGGCTGGTTGCAGTCGGTCGTCTCGAACGAGGCCTACTCCTCAGGCCCCCGCCGCGACGCTGGCCTGATCCGCCCCGTCAGCAGGTTCTTCACGTCCTGGCGGATCTCGGTGATCTGCAGCTTCATTTCGGCCAGGGCCGCGGCCAGCACCGCCAGGCTGCCGATGTCCTTGGTGCGGTCCTCTAAAGCGGCGATCCGCTGCGAATGCTTGCCCAGGTGGAACAGCCCCGCCCCGAACTGAGCCAGCAGCGCCACGGCCAATGCCCCCAGGGCGATCCAGGCCGGCGCCGTCATCGGCCCCTCCCGGATGGTCCACGCGCCGCCGCCAGCTGCGCGGCCAGGGCGTTGTGCGCGTCCACACCCTGCACCAGGGCCTCGCGCCGGGCGTCGCATACCGCCAGCGCCGCCTCCTGCCGCACCGAAAAGGCCGCCAGTTCGCCCACCGTATGCACAGCCTCCACCCCACCCGGCCGCGGGCACGCCTGCCGCAGCATTTCAGCCACCGGGATGGTCAGCATCGCCGGCGCCGGCGCCCGCGTCGCGCAGGCTGAGCACGCCAGCAGCCCAGCGGTCGCGCACAGCTTCAGGTAGCGCCTCATCGGCGCCGGGCAGGGCAAGGACGGCATGGGCGGCCTCTTCGGATCGGGTGACGATGTGGACGGTGCGGGTCTGAGCCGCGATGGCGGCGGCGCCCGCGGTTCGCTCGAGTTCGGCCTGGGCGCGGGCGGTCGAAACCTGGGCCTGCGCCTCGTCCCGCCGCCGCTCCGCCTCGATCCGCCCCTGACGTTCATGCTGCAGCAGAACCAGCAGCATGGCCGCAGCAAATCCTGCGGCCCCGGCCACCAGCGCCCGCCAGTGGGTGAGCACCGCGATCATCGCTGCGCCTCGCGCCGCTCGAGCCATTTGATCGCCAGCAGCACCACGCCGCACCCGGCCATGAACATCGCCAGGGCCGCGGTGAGCTTGCCCAGCACCGCCGCCTGCTGGGCGTACGGCGCCACCGTCTGCTGCACCGTCAGCGCCCCGGCGGAGACCCCGCCCACCACTTGCGCCGCCCCAGTGATGGCGGTGCGCGACGCGAACAGCGGCTTGACAAGGTGCGGCGCCGGCGGGGTCGGTTCCGCCCGCGTGTAGGACGACGGCGGCGCCGCCTCGCCTTGCGTCCCCGCCCCGCCCGACCACAGCGCCACCTCGGCCGCCCGCCGGGCGGTCAGTCCCGCCAGCCGCGTGCGCCCGACACGGTCGAACCGCATCATCTCGACCGGCACGGCGTCGAAGCAGCGGGCGTTCACCCGCTTCCAGATGGTCCACTTCGGATCGGCGCCAAGATTAAAGACGAAGCTGATCAGGGCCGAATATTGCCCTTCGCTCAGCGCCTCGATCGCGCCCCGCTCCACCACGCCCTGCAGCCGCGCCGCCGCCGTCCGCAGGTCCTCGGCCAGCCAGGCCCGCGCCCGGGACGGGGTGACGCGCAGCCCCGCATGGACCTCCGGCCCCGTATGGCCATAGCCCACGGTCCAGGCTCCGCCCGGGTCCGCATAGGACTCCAGGCGCAGGCCCTCATGCTCCGCGACGAACGCCGCGGCGATACTTGGAACGGCTCTCATGGAAGACTCTTCCCGTAATGGTCAATGGATCAGAGGCCGAGCCATGAGCGCCTATCCCGCCGGTATGAATTTGCTCGCGGCGTTTAGAAAGTTCGAATACACGTCGATGGCATTTCCCAATCCGGATGTTTTTTCAGTTCCTTTGGAACTTCCTACGACGTTGCTTCCGCTAAACAAGTTGAGCGGCAGCTGCCCGTACATTCCACTCATCGCCTGTGCGAGCGTGAGCGGCGCTTGGAGGCGGGCGGCGTCCAGCGCCTGCTGCGTCCCGCCGAGCTCCCCGAGCGCCCCCAGGCCGTACTGGCCCAACCCGCCGAGATATTGCGCAGCATTCAGGTTCAGGTTCGCCCCTTGCAGCCCCGCCGACTGGTTGGCCAGGGCCGCCTGCAACGCCTGCTGGGCGTTGAATTGCTGCGCCCCCAGATCGTTCGAGGCGTTGGACTGCTGCGCCTGGAGGTCCCGCCCCGCGTTCTCCTGCGAATTCTGCATGGCCAGGCCCGCCAGGGTGTCGGCTGTGGTCGCCATCCGGTTCTGCGCCCCCTCGTAGGCGTTGCCGAAGAGCTGGTTTCCGCTGTCCATGGCCGACTGGCTCAGGTTGCGGGCGTTCTGCGCCAGCTGGGTGTTCAGGTCGCCCAGGGCCACGCCCTCGGCGATCCCCTGACGCGATCCGCCATACTGCCCGGCCAGCACTCCGCCCGACCGGATGCCGGGCAACACCTGGCGGGTCAGGGTGTTGGCCGCCGACGACAGGGCGTCGTTGTAGCCCTGCAGCGACTGGTTGATGTTGGCCTGGTTCATCGCCGACAGGTACGGATTGTCCGGCTGGCCGCTCAGCAGCCGCGTCAGCGCGCTGGTGGGGTCCGCCGCCCCCAAGCTCGAGAACGCCTGGGTCGGGTCGACGGACTGGGCCGACACTCGCGGCGCCCCGGCTATCGCCTGCGACGTCGCCGACTGCGGGACATAGCCGCTCAGCCCCTGGGCCGTGTTCGCCGACGAGCCCAGCCAGTCGGAGATCTGCGGCGCGAACCCCGAAGCGATCCCGAACGCCTGGTTCTGCAGCGCGCCGGCCGGCGCCACATAGCTCAAGGGATCGGAGGCGGCCAAGCCGCCCATCCGGTCCATCATCGCCTGGATACCGTTCGTCACCCACTCCGGATTGGTCGGGGTGGTCGTGGTGGTCGAGTTCTGGGTGGTGGTCTTCTTCGAGCTCATAGCCGCTTCCTCAAGTCCTCGCCGTTGCGCCAATAGCCGAAGGGCCGGAACACCCGGTCCCAGCCCTTCCGCCCTTCGATCGTTGCGTAGTCGCAGCCCATCACCCGCCCCCAGGCTTCGACCCCGGGCCGCAGCGCCAGCAGCGCCTTCAGCCCGCCCCCACCCAGCCAGCAGTGCAGGAACCGCCCCTCCGGCGTGACCAGGCACTGGGTGACCAGGGCGCCGGTCTCCCCCGGCCACAGCATGGCCTGGCCGCGCAGCAACAGGTCCCGCAGCTCGTCCTTTGTCAGGTCCTGCTCACGCCCACGCGCCGCGGCGGCCGCCAGCCAGGGCCAGCAGCGCTCGAACTCTTCGAGCAGGGGCATGGGATCGCCTTGGCGGTTAGGGCTTGCGCTAGGACGGCCTTGGCTGAAGCGCCGCCGTTGTTCCGCCTACCCGAGCTTTTTCCACGACCCGCCATAGTAGGCGTAGACCCCCGCTCCGGCGCCGGGGTTCCAGTGGGTTCCGTCGGCCAGGCGGATGTCGCCCTCCCGTGGCTTGGCCGGAGCGGCGTAGCTGGGATCGATGTGCCCGGCCGCCAGAAGCTGTACCGCGCCGGCGATGGCCCGCAGCTCCGCCGTCAGGAACGCCGGCAAGGCCTCAGCCTTCGCCGGAACCGGCGCAGGCGCATAGCTCGGGCTGCTGATACCGCCTGACATAGGCGCCTCCATTGATTGCAGAATGCCGGGGTGGATGGTCGACCGAAATCTCGGCGCTAAGACAAGGTCGGGAAGCGGCCCCGCCGTGACCAAGGCAATTTCAAACGCTCACCACGTCCCCGCCGGCTCGACGTCCAGGTCGTAGCTGTCCAGCCGCCACTGGTAGGCGGTGCCGCTCTCGAACCGCACCGCCGGGTAACGCGCCGTCACCAGGCAGTCGCAGGTCACGTCCCGGCCTATGACGTAGGTCAGGGCCGGCCCGTAGGTCGGGTCGGAATAGGGGTCGTTCGCCCCGCCGAGCCGCACCGTCACCGTCTCGCCGGGGTTGCCGGCGATGCGCGGCCGCACACCCCGCACCAGCTTCATCTGCTCGGGCGCTCCCAGCGACAGTCCCCGCCGCTCCAGCCGCGCGCTGGGGATCGTGCCGTCGAAGGTGGTCGAGCTGTCGAGCAGGAACAGCTTCTGGTCGTTCGAGGCCATCAGCACCCGCGCCGCGTCCGGGGTGAACTCCGCGGCGTTCCACAGGGTGATGTCGCTGGCCCAGGGCGAGGCGTCCCCGTCCCACGGCTGCGACAGCCCCACCTCCACCGGCCCGTAGGCCGCATGGTTCAGGTTGGGGATCTCCCGGAACCCCACGGTGCGGTCCTTGTAATTCCACACCAGCGCCAGGTTGGGCGTGCTCGACCCGGCTTCCGGGAAGCAGACGAAGACCTCGTTCAGGAACGGGTTCTTGAACACGAAGCATCGCCCCGCGTTCTGGGCGTCGATCATCTGGAACAGCGAGCGCCGCGTGGTCTTGTCGAGCACGCTGGTCGCCGACTGGCCGTCGTGGACGACGCAGTCCGACCCGGTCAGCACGAAATGGAACCCGTCCACCTCGGCCACGCAGTTGCGGTTCATCGCCCCCGACGTGCCCAGCACCTTGGCGAAGGCCATCACGAACGGCCCGCCGGTATAGTCCATCCGCCAGACCGAGGATTCCTTGTAGATCATCAGGCTGTCGCGCAGCTGCAGCCCGTCGACGATCGGGTCGTAACCTTCCGCCAGGTCGGCCTCGCCGGCGTCGAGGGTCGGGTCGGTCTCGTCCCAGCTCACGGGCACGGCGCCCGGGTCGGCCGGATGGCTCCACTTGACCATGAACGGATAGGCCTGGCCGGCCTTCGTCACGTTCAGCGCCACCAGGACGTTCTTGTAGGCCCGCAGTGACTTGCAGAAGGTGTTGGCCGGCCAGTTGTCCAGCGCTTGGAAGCGGTGGCCGATGTCCAGGTCCCACCGCTGCGGCGGATCGCTGGTGTTGCCGGGATTGAAGACGGGGATTCCCGACAGCAGGGTCGAGGTCCAGGCGTTGGCCGCTCCCGAATAGTCGACGTCCACGCCCGCGGTCTGGCGCGTCAGGTTGGTGTGCGTCACCGTCCCGCCCGATCCGGTCACCCCGTACAGCTTCGACAACCCCGCGTAGAGCCAGTACCGCGTCCCGCCGACATTGCAGGCCGCCACGTGGTGCGGCGTGACGGGCGCCTCTGCATAGACCTCCCCATGGCCGTAGAACTGCCAGGCCATTCCGTCGAGGAACCGCACATTGCGCGCGTCGGTCCAGGCCTCGGCCGGCAGCTCGTGCGAAGACAGGTCGCGATTGACGCCAAGCCCCCCCGCGGGGCCGATCCGGACCATGGGCATGGAGAGTCCTTTGGGTTGAAGAGCCCGCCCGGAAGGCAAGCGACTAGCGGCCAGGCCGAGGCCCGATTAGGTTGGGGCCGTGCAGACCGTGCGGGTTGAGTGGGCGGCAGAAAAAGGGGGCGCTGGTGCCAGAGGACGTTACCGAGTTAACAAGGCGAGGTGACGAAGCGCTTGTCGCCGGAGATTTTGCTGCCGCCCGCGCTATCTACCAGAGCGCCTTTCGGGTTAGCGGCAATCTCAGCCGATCCGGCGTCATTGCACGGTTTGGCTTCCTAACGAGCAAAAATCCGGCGGGCCTATTACGCGTACAACAAGCGATCGAAGCATTGGGCCTCCCGCCTACATTTGTAAGCGACGGCCTAGCCGTTTGGATGAAGCGCAATTCGTTCACTCGTCGAAACGACTTTCTTTACCAAACAGACAAGCACAGCAATTTGCTGCCGATTGTTAACTGGCACTGGAATTTGCAGACCGTGGAATGGGCAGTTCATCAGGCCCGACCACTCGATGGAGATTTTGTTGAACTTGGGGTCTTCAAGGGTCACACCGCCATCGTAATCGCTGAGCTGGTAGGCTTCGCAGCCTGGGGTCGCAGCTGGTATCTCTACGATACTTTTGAAGGCATCCCCGTGGACCAACTAAACGACGGTTGGGCCGAACGGAATCTAGCAGCATACAAGGGCACCTACTCGTTCGAAGAAGTGCAAAATCGCTTTATTGGTTTTCCAAACATTAAAGTAATAAAAGGTCGCGTTCCAGAAATTCTTTCGCAATGCTGCCCAGAACGGATATCGTTCATACACATGGACTTAAATAGTGCCGCCGCCGAAATTTCGGCGCTCGACTTTCTTTATAGCCGACTTGTTCCCGGCGGCATCATTGTATTCGATGACTTTGGGTGGCAGGCCTCTTCGGAGCAGCATGACGTCGAAACTGAGTGGATGGCAGCTCGCGGGCTGCGCATCCTTGAGCTGCCCACAGGACAAGGCGTCTTCATCAAGCCGGCGACTAGCTGAAGGTTGGATAGCTTGCGGTTGCGCGTGGTATCACATCCGATCAGATGATCCCCCGGATAACAACTTCACCCCGGCCGCCGACGCCGCCCGACGTAGCACCGGTTCCGCCATATCCACCGCCACCGCCACCACCGCCACACGCGCCGCCTGCTCCGCCGGTACCGCCAATCGTGACACCGGGATTAGGCCCGCCGCCACCGCCGCCGCCCATTCCACACCGATCTGAAGTCAAGAGGTTTCCCACCGTTCCGGCTGTGCCATTCGCCGCAGCGGCGCCGCCAGCACCGCCGCCACCTGGGTAATAGGAGCCGGAGGCGCCTCCGGCAGATCCCAAGCCGCCACCGTTGCCGCCTCCCGCTCCGCCTCCGCCTGGTCCAAATATTGAGCTTCCGCCGACGCCAATGTTGTTGCCATCTGAACAACCGCCGCCACCGCCGCCCCATTCAGCGTTCCCACCAGCCTGATGGATGCCGTTGCCGCCGGCTCCCCCGCCAAGACCGATAATATCCGGTGCCGTGCCGGCAGCCCCCATAAGTGAGTTAGGACGAGGTTGGCCGCCCGCGCCACCCGCGCCACCCGCACTCGCCCCGCCGCCGCCGCCGCCGCCAGATGCAGGGGCACCCGCCACCTGCCCCCCCCCGCCGCCGTAGAAGATTCGGCCAGCAAAGCTGGAGTTGCCACCGGCACCACCAGCAACCCCAGTGCCAGCCGACCCGCCAGCTCCGATTACGACGGCATTGGACGCTCCCGCAGCAAGGACAGTCCGGAAGGCCAGCCGGGCACCAGCCCCGCCGCCGCCGCCATAACTATCGCCGCTTGCGGCACCACCGCCACCACCGCCGCCGCCGACGCCATCGCCCGCAATGGCGGCATAGCCAGGCGGCATCACAAATGTCCCGCTTGCTGTGTATTGACGCACAAAGGGAGAAATAACTTGAGATAAAAGTGCCAATCCATCGTTGAACAGCAGGCGCATCTCGCCAGGATACATGATGAGCGACGGCAGTCCATCGATGGTCTCAGACCCGCTCGGATCAAGCGTTATTTCGCCCACACCTCCGTTTTGTATTAGCACAGCATGCGTGAGGCCGAGCGTCGCTACAGTATCAATCGCAGCGGTGATTGTACTCGTGCAGCAGAATAACTTTTCTTTGTCGTCAAATCCTATCGTAAAGTTGGCCGACTTGGTAAATCGGCCGTTGAACCCTGCCCAATTCCATGAAGCGCTGGCACCGTCGGTCTGGAGGAACTTTCCCGCCCCTCCGGCTTGAGCCGGGAGCGTCGCCTGAAACGCCAACTGGGTCGCAAAGGCCGTCGTGGCGGCTTTGGTGGAGTTATCTCCCGGAGATTGGGTCGGGAAGGTATGTGTTCCCGTCCATGCCTGCCCAGCTATCTTGCCAAACGAAGTATCCACAAACGCAGTGGAAGCCGCCGTGGTGTCCGCATCGCCCGCCGCCGCCGTAGGGACATCGACCGTCGCCCCCGTGAAGTCATGCGCGCCAGTGTAGGTGTCGCCGCTCCGCGCCGAACGGTCGTTGGGCGTGACGAGAAAAAAGTCCGTCCCGTCGTAGAAGGCCGCGACCATCGCCCCGTTCGCGACGTCTCCGCTCGCCAGCGCCCCGCCGTTCACGTCCTTGAGCGTCTTGGTCCCGAGCGCGTTGATCTGGAGCGTCGCCGCCCCCGTATTGGCATGGGTCGCCCTGAACAGCACCAGCGTCGAGGCCAATGACGCGTAGCTCGCCGGCGCCGGGCTCAAGGTGACCGTGTAAGCGTTGCCGGAGCCGCTCTCTACGCCCGCGCCCACAACAACCCCGCCAAACCCGGGGAAGCTGTTCTTCGCCACCGTCTTGATCAGCCGGATATGGTCGTCGCCCTGGCTCTTCGGGTCGGTGCCCGAGGGGTTGGCGGTGTTCAGGTCGGCGAGGTAGCTGCCGGTCTCGAGCCCCATCAGATCACTCCTTGCGCATAGGGCCGCAGGCTCGCCGCGGCCGTCAGGTCTTCCAGTTCGGCGGCGTTGGCCGCCTCGATGCCGGAGAGGAACAGGTTCAGGTAGCGGTCCCGTTCGGCCGGCTCGCGCACATGCGCGAACAGTTCCGCCATCGCCCCGTCGAGGTACAGGTTGGGGTAGCGGAGCAGCGCCGTATTGGTCGCCGCATCGTCGGCGAAGAAGGTCCGCACCGGCTTGTAGAGCACCCGTCCCGTCATCGCCCCACTCGGCGACGGCCCGAACACCAGCTCGTCTCCATCCACTCGGAAATAGGCCGGCGTCCCCGCCCCCAATCCCTGCATCTGCGCCTCCCTGGCCAGGGTCAGGGGGGCGGCCGGATAGGTGTCCACCCACACGCTGATCACCGTGCGCGCGTCGTCGGGCAGGGCGGCCCGCTCGGCGCCGACGGCCAGCTCGGCCGTCAGTGTCAGCCGTCCGGCGATCACGTCATGGGCCGCGCGCACGAAGTCGGGGATGAGCGCCGTCAGGTCGGTCCGCACGGCGCGCGCCGCCACGGCCGCCTTCAGCGCGCCGAAGGTCGTTATGGTCATGGAGTTCTCGATGCTTGAGAGAGCCGCCCCTGGCGGGGTATGCAAGATGCAGAAGAAGCGCTTGCCCGAGGCAAGGGCTAGCCAATCCCCCATACCAGCCCCGGGGCCAGGCATGAGAGACATCGGCGTCTGGACAATGCTACTGCTGACAATCGCCAGCCCATTTATTGTCGGATATTTTCACAATATGCCGGATAATATCCGGCCACCCTTAGTAAATCGATACTTCGAGTGGATTGATCGGAAATATGATAATAGTAACGCCGCCTGGATTACGTCTCGTCTGGCTAGGCGCGTCATGTTTACTTTTATTGCGATGTGCGTAGCATTAGGAATAGTCGGTAATATTTTGCTTGGTAGGGGAATAACCATGGATGCCCCGGCTGCGATTTTGCGGCTGTTTTAACTGTTTGCCTCCCGCTCAGCGGCCTCACCGCCGTTGGTTGTAGCCGTCGTTCGCGTGGGCGCGCTGATATCGCAGCCTGGCTGCCCGAGCCTCCGCGTCGGCCTGACTACGGAGTTGCTGAGCAACCCGAGGCTGGAGAGGCGTCGCCGGAAAGGCCGTCGAGAAGGCAGATTTCGCCCCCACCGTGAGGGGCCCAAGCACGGCCTCGGCCCTTTGCAAGACTGGGCGCGCCAACGCGCCGATTGCGTCGCCCGCCGGGACGCCCACGGCGCCCGCGCCTGCCTCCCATGCCCCGTTTTTGACGGCGCGCATCGCCCTATCGCCGAAACCATGGCCATCGTTCCATCCTGCCATGGCCCCTTTTGCGCCTTCCACGGCCGCACGATCAAATACCCTCGCGGCGGCATCGACGGCCTTAACGCCCTTGGCTTGGGGAAAGGCTAAGGCCCCTGCTACCTGGGCCGCGCCATTCAGAATCGGGTGTGCGTCTTTGAACTCGCCAAGCCTGCGTCGATACTCCTCCGCATAGGCGTTGGAAGCCTGGGTGAAATTCCGACCCGTGCCTTGCACGAGACCGGTCCTGCCCAGGACGTTCCAGGCTTGTTCCAGTCCGCCTTTGTAAACGCCCATCGCGTCGTCTGCTAAGTTCAACGACAGTTCCTGTGCGCCGGCCCGCGCCATCCCACGGGCGACTTCTAGTGGGTTGCTAGGCCCCTTCTGCGAAGTCTGGGCTGGCTTTGGCTGCTTTCCGATACGCTCTGCTCGGTCCTTCGCCGCTTGGTTTCCGATGGCGAGGATCGCTTCGGCCGCCTCGTCCACCCAACTCTTGCCGACTATCGGTCGCTGTTTCGCCATCAGCATTCCTGTTGATTCTTGCCGCGCGCGCCCGCTCACATCCGCCATTCGGCGGTGCGCAGATATCGCCAGTCCGGATCGTTCAGCTTGCGCCGCAGCTGCTCGCCGTAGAGGTCGGGGCGATAGGCGTCCCAGCCCTCCTCGTTCAGCCACTTCTGGCGGATGATGTTGGGGATGAAGGCCGCCCGCCGCAGCTCGCGCGAGGGCGACCAGCCGGCGTTCTCCCGCGCCATCGCCTTGTTCAGCTCCAGCACCGGCGCCACGTCCTGACGCGACAGGATGGTCGAGGTCCCGTCGCCCTCGTCGCGCCACCAGTGCTCCACGTCACCGGCGAACGCGGCGCCGATCAGGGGCCTGACCGAGCTCACGGCTGGATTTCCACCAGCCCGCGCCCTTCCAGCGCCAGAGCGATCTCCCGCTCCACGGCGAACACCGCGCCGCGGCCATAGGTGGGAAAGCGCAGCACCGCCTCGGTCGCCGCGTCGTCCGCCTCGCCGGTGAAGATCCGCCTGTCGCCTTGCGGCAGCACCCGCACGCTCACGGCTTCGCCTTCGGGCGCGGCAAACCGCACCCGCTCTGTAGTCTTTGTCATGATGATTACCTTTGTGGAGTCGGCCAGCCAGCCCAGAGAGACTTACGCGCAGAATACGGCGCTAAGAGCCTGACCTTTCACCAAATTCAATAGAGATAATACCGACGACGCCTCGGTCGTTTATCTCGATGACGGTGAATTGCTGATCAGTAGATCACGGAATTCCGTTGATATATCCGAATGATTCTTCTGAGACGATTTTGGAATCGAAAGAAGCTCTTAGGCCGAAATCGCCTTCAGCCCCGTTTAACCGACGACGGAACACCCGCCGCGCCCCGGGAGCGAGGCTTCCGAGGTCATATTTATCCCGGCCGATCCTCAGCTCGCCACCTCGGATCGGCGCCGAAGCTGCATTGACGATCGTTGTCTCGGAGAACGGCGGAAAAAACACGCGGTTAGCCACGACCGACAGTATTAAAGCAACCACTGCAAGTAGAATGCGTCCAAAGATCTTCACTTTTGGCCCGCTCGAGGAGCGTTTCACCGCGACACCCTCTGCCCACCAGGAGCCTGGTCCCTCTTTGTTCCTGGCAAATGCAAACCGCCAACGCTTCAATCATTTGGGTTTGTATCGGCCGGAAGGTGCCATGAAGCGTGGCTGGACCTGCAGATTGCGCGGATCCACGGCGCGGCGCTCGACGAACGCTCGGTGTCCCTCGCGATTGTTGTGTAGATCCATCATCTCTCGGGGAGAGGTTACGCTTCAACAGCCCGATTGCTTCCACCCCAAGCCCTAGGACTGAAGCAGCTGGCGTTCCGATAGCACTGCTGACCCGGCGACTTGCCTCAGCATGACGAATGGCATCGATCCTATCGTTGTGACCGACAGTAGCACTTACACCTTTGAACCGCGGGTCCAATTGTATTTCCCCGCCAATATCGAAGGGATTTCGGCTGGTCGGATGGATCGGATCGCCGAGCAGAATGCGGCTGACTTCTCGCTGCCGCTCTCCATCCGCCACCGCGTCTTCGCCCATCCGTTGAAGCGTATCGCGCGCGACCCGTTTTGCGGCTCCCCCAACGTCTCTGCCCTTGGCCAAGATGGCGTCTGCCGCCTCATCTATCCAGGATCGTTTGCCAGCCCTTGGATTCTATCGCCCTGTGATGCGTGACGTGAAAAGGAGTTCCCTCTCCCTGGCCAATCCAGAGAGAGGGCGTTCAGGCACGCGAGCCCGAACTGAGTTCGGAAAAACTGCCGCCCTTAAGTCAGGTCCGCCGCCACTGCGTGGCCCTTCTCGTTGCGCACTTCCAGGCAGGCTTCGGCGGTCAGCATGAACCGCTCGTTGTCGCCGGTCTTGGCCAGGGGCAGGGTCTTGTACCCGTCCAGCATGGCCACAGCGACCATCGACGGGTCGACCAGGGGCGCGTCCCGGGTCAGGCCGTAGGGGTGCGGGATGGCCACCAGCTCGCCGAAGTCGGAGACATAGATCTCCGCGCCGGCCACGATGGTGGCCTGACCCTGGTCCACGTCCTTGCGGATCGAGGCGATGCCGGTGAAGGCCGAGAACTGCTGCTTGTGCGCCGGCCCCATGTAGATCTGCGAGGGCGTGGCGCCGTTGGTGAAGGCCGTGGCGATCACCGATTTCAGCAAGGCCTCGGTCCAGGTCCGCTGCGTGCCGTTGGTGGCGGCCGCCACCACCCCTGTGGAGAAGCCGCCGCTCGAGCCGCCCGAGCCGCGGCTGACGTTCGAGGTTAGCCAGGCCAGCAGTCCGGCCGAGCGCCGCGGCGTCGCCCCGCTTTCGTTGTTGGAGGCGAAGTTGCCGATGAAGCGCTTCTCCATGTCCCGGCGCAGCTCGACGCCCTTGATCGCCTTCTGCCGGGCCAGCTCGCTGTCGCGGCCGGCCTTGTCGACGATCTCCTGGGTGCGGGACACGCCCCCGGTCTTGCGGAAGATCTGGCAGTAGTTGGCCACCCGTACTGTGGTGTTGCCGGTATCCAGCGTGCCCACGTCGTCGCCCTCGAGCTGGGCGTTGGTGGCGTCCGGCGTGGCCAGGTCCTCGGTCTGCCATTCGTGGTAGCGGGCCTTGGCCTTGGACTTGCCGATGTTGGAGATGAACGGGGTCTTCTCCGGCGCCACCCGATGGATGACGTCGGACAGGTCTTCGCGGTTGCCCACCGCGCTCGCGGTGGTCACCAGGTTGGTCGGTGCGGTCATGCGTCTGCTTTCCTTTGTCTGCAGTGGAAGAGAAGGCGCGCCTTGGCGGCCGTCGCGTGCGGACGTCCGTCGTGTCGGGCGCGTAGGTCAGCGGAAGGCGGGCGAACCCGCCGTGTAGGGCTGGGTCGGCTCACGCGCGGCTCTGTCGTTGCCCCGATGGCTTGACGACGACACGCTGGCGATTCCGCCTTCAGCGCTCAGGGCCACGCTCGCCGCGAGCGTCCGCGTGGCTGTCCACCGAGCTCAGCTTGGCGAAGCGCATTCGCTGCGGAGCTTGGCCTAAACGGATGGGGCCGCCCCTTTGGCGGCTTGGAACTTTAGGTGAACATGGTAGCCTCACCCGGCGCCACGGAGAGGAACATCTTGACGCCCGACCAGCCCAATCCTGCGGAGCAAGAAGCCCCGGGGCCTGACCGAACCGGACCTTCGGGGAGAGAACCCCTGGTGGCGCTACATAAGGCTCATCGTGTGCTTCTTCGTGATCGGGTTGCCCTGGATCACGATCCGAAAGCACGCCGGTCTCGACTCGGACGCCCATCTCTCATCGGTGTGCCTCCTCGCCTGGATGGTGTGGCAAGGCATCGTCGATTGGAAAGAGGAGCGCCGCTGGCGGCGAATCTTGATGGCGGCTGGTTATTCCGATCCACCGCCCCCGACCTATCCGCGCTCAATACCGCTACTGGCGCTCGCCATCGCCTTTTCGTCCGGCTGGGCCTTCTGGGTAGTGAAACACCTCGACACTATAGATACGTTCATTATCCTGATGACCATACGTATCTGCTTGGCGTCTGCCTGTTGGCTGGCGTAAAGCGCGCTTTCGCGATTCACGGCCGGGAGCCGGAGCTCTCCTATGTTCTCATCGTTGGCGTCGCCTTGTTTCAACTCATCGCGGTTGCGACGCACAAACCGGCTGCGCTCGCGATGGAATCATCCATCTTCTACGCCTTGCTTGACTTGAAGATGATCTACCACAGCTACTTTCCGTAGAGGCCCGAACGGCCGCGCTAACGCCGTGGCGGCGCTAGAGTCTGGAACTTTCAGTGAACGCAAGCTAGGCTGTCGGCCTCAGGCGCAGACGCGACGTGACGGACATCGACCGGAGTTCTTGCACGCCATGGCCATTGAAGCTGTTCCTCACGAGGCGCTTGCAGATGCGATATTCCTTGCTGGCCTCGCGCTTCAGCCGGTGCTTTTCGTTGGCTGGATCGTCGCCGTGGTCTGGAATGTCAGGAGACGAGGCCTGTATGGCCTATGGCTTCTCCTGGCCGCACCAATAGCCATCTTCGGCTCCTACACCGTGGGATTGTTGATCGCGATGGGACTGACGGGCAGGGCGATTTGACGATCAGCGGCCAAGGCGCCGAGGGAGCAGCATGTTGGGCCACGCCACGGCGGCGGCGTTTGGCGGCGGCCCGAAAATCGGGGCGCCCGGCTGCTCAGCCTGAATGGCTTGGTTGGCGACGGCGCTCGCAGCCGAGTTGCTGTTGAGCGAGCCGAGCACATAGTTGTACGGCCCAGGCAGACTCTGGCTTCCCAGCTTATCGTTCATGGCGTCACACGCCGCCGCAACCGCGGCGGCCGAGGCGGGGATCGGAACCATGCGCCGATCCCAGTCGCCGGGTTGCTCATTGCAAGCCGATCATCTCGTCCCGTCGGGCTGCTGTTGTCGAGCAACGATACCAGTCGCCCTTCTCGTCCCCCAGAGGGCCCATAACTGCAGTATTTTTCGACCTGACCGGTCGTCGGGTTGATGATCGCGACGAATTCGTGGTCGGGCGCGACGTCCACCGGAGCGCGGCCCCACGGCTTAAAATCCCGGCTTACCAAGTAAGGCTTGCCGACAGGAGAAGGCTTGGGGGCCGTCGCCGCAACATATCGGTTGTATGATCCGCGCAAGAAGCCGCGCTCGGGACGTCCGGCCTTGGGATCGTATGCCATGGCCGCCTCAACCCTTGGCCATGATGGCGGCGACCGCATTGTCGATAGTCGGCTTGGCGGCGAAGCGGCTTTTGGCGCTTTCCGCCCGCTTGTACTGGCTCGACCGCTGCGGCAGGGCCGCAGCCGGCTGCACCCCCGGCCGCGGCGCCGGCGCCCGCGCGCTGCGGGCCAAGCCCGACGTGGCCTGCCGGTAGCGCATGGCGTCATAGGCGACCGCCAGCTCCCGCGCCCCGACGTAGCGGATCTGCTCGGCGGGAAAGCCCTCCTCGGCCAGGAACCGAGTCACCGCGTGGCGCCGCTCCGCCCCGCGCACCGGATCGGCGAGCTCGGGCTGCAGCCCCTTTAGGGTCTGGAACTCCCGCTCGACATAGCCCGAGAAGTCCCGCGCCTCGACCTGCTGCTGCGCGGCATGGATCTGCAGCACGCTGGCGGCGTCCTGGTCGAACTGCTGCTTCAGCCGGCCCGCCTCCTCCGGCCCGTGCGTCTGCGCCACCTGCAGCCAGTCCGGCTCGCCGGCGCCCCAGCGGGCGGCGAAGGCGGCCTGGGCCTGCGGCAGGGCTACCGAAAGCTGCGCCTTCAGCGCCCCGAGCTGGGCTTCTTCCGCC